TTATTTCTGCTTAGGTTCGTAGGGCAGGCGGGAGAGGCTGAGCGAAGCCTGGCGATAGTGCATCAGGCGCTGGCGGAACCAGTCGCGCAGCGCTTCCGGCTGCTCGCGTTCAACCATCTCCGCCACGACCGGCATATTGTAGCGCTCTTTGAACGCGACGCCTGCCGCCGCCAGCTCAACGTTGACCTTGTCTTTCTCTTCCTGCGACAGCTGTGCAAGATTATAACGCATGCTTTTCTCCTGATAATCAGCGGCAAAAATAATGGTTTCATGCAGCAGGATCAAGGGCAACCGGATCGCACTGCAGGTCTCGACACGCTGAATCGGGCGGCGTATCCTGCTGCCACATCAGCGGCAGCGCCGGAAAACCCGCCGGGTAATCTGTCTGCCTGCCGTGTCAGTGAAGATGAAATGAGGTCAATATTTTGCTGAAAAAAGTGATTCCTGCCTGCCTGCTGCTGGCGCTCTGCAGCCAGGCGCTGGCGGGCGAAATTATTACGGTCAGTCGTTTTGAAATCGGTAAGGCAAAGTGGCCCTTCACGCGTGAAGAGGTGATGCTGACCTGTGAAAAGGATGGCGCACTGTTTGCCATTAACCCCAGCACGCTACTGCAGTACCCGCTGAATGAAAAAGCGCTGGCGCGTGCCGATGCGGGGCAGGGCACGCTGCAGTCGATTAATACTATCCTGGCAGATGATAAGGCGCATCCCGGCAGTAAAATGTCGCTGCAGCCGATTATCGATCGCGCGCAGCAGCTGTGCGTTAAGTAAAAGCCGGCAGACGCCGCCGTCAAAAAGCGTTGCAGGCGTCTGGTAGTGCCAGCGCGATCACAGAGTTGGCAGCTTTCCGGCTCGCCTCAGGCTGCTTGCTGGACAATGTTCGCCGTTGGACTACCTTTAAAAGGCAAGGCACCTCGCCTTCAAAAATGCCAACTTTTAGCGCACGGCTCACTACGAGCCATTTCCCTGGACCCGATACAGGAATCGTATTGGGTCTTTTTTTGTTTACTGTTTAGCATCAATAAATTATCTATTTATCAATGAGTTATTGCCCATCCTGTTACACCGTGTTCTACCCTGTGACAACCTCCGCCGCCATTTTGCCGCCACTTTTCCCGGCCATAATCGCTAATGGATTGCAATGAATAGCGTCTTCAAGATGATCAGGCGCGAAGTGGGCGTAACGCATGGTTACGCGTATGTCCGAGTGACCAAGAATGCGCTGCAGAACAAGTATGTTGCCACCGGCCATCATGAAGTGGCTGGCGAAGCTGTGGCGCAGGACGTGGCTCATTTGCCCTTCGGGCAGCTCTATTCCGGCGAGACGGATCACCCGATAGAACTGGCGATAACACTCTTCGAAAAACTTGCCTTCTTTATCCTTCAATTCGTCATGCAGCTCTTTGCTAATCGGAACGGTGCGATTGCGCTTACCTTTGGTATTGATGAACGTGATTTTGAGCGGGGATATTTGCGACGCTTTAAGTGCTGCAGCCTCATTCCAACGACAACCGGTTGAGAGGCATATCTTAATAATCAATGTCAGTTGCGGATTGCCGTGCACTTCACAAGCCGCAAACAGTTTTTTAATTTGCGCCTCCGTCAGCCAAGCCATTTCTTTTTCGGGTTGCTCGAACAAACGAATATTTTTGAGTGGGTTGGGGTAGGCAATTTCGCCGAGACGTTCCAACTCATTAAACAGGGCGCGTAAAAAGGCGTGCTCGCAATTAACCGTGCCCAGTGACACCTTCAAAGATTTAGCACTGGTTTTATAACCGTTCTCGATTTTCCCTTCTAACCGGCTATTACGATAGTGTGCCCAATCTTTTGCAGTAATGTTGGCAGCGATAGGATTGTCCAGGCCATTGCAGATGATGTTGAGCTTACCCAAACGCCCCTTGCGATCGCTGAGTGAGCGGCCATGCAGGTTATACCAGAGATCAATCAACTCGCTTAAACGGCGATTATCTTCTTTCTCACCCAGCCAAGGTTTGGCTTTGCTTTCATCCAGCGTGTATTGCTCAAAGGCAATGGCTTCGGCGCGTGTCTTGAACTGCCTTCTAACACGTTTACCCTCTCTGCCATTGAGATAGCACTCGCAAAGCCATTTACCCGTGCTGAGCTTCCTGATCGCCATAACCTGCCTCCATCTTAAAAATGCAGGCTAAAATACTGTATATAAATACAGTATTCAATGTTTGATTACTCAGAAAGTAAACATGAAAAAGCCCGCATCGCGGGCTAGATTAGTGAAGCAGGGAAGGCTGATGTTGTTGATTGGAGTAGAGCGGAACCTTGTTAACCTGGCCGGGCGAAACAATAATTCCTGCGACTGATTCAAGTGTTTTAAAAGTGCAGCTGCAATTGATGTTTTGACACTGGTGATAACGTTCTTTGGTTTCTTTGGAAACATAACGGCTGCTCTTGGCGTGCGCAGCTGTTTGGCATAGCGGGCAATGCATCATGTTGAAATCCTTACGGGCAGGGTAGGGCGACGAAGGCTAATTTTGAATAAGCAAATCGCAGTTTGCAAATTACAGCCTAATTAGCCGGTTTCCGTTTCACCCTCTTGCATTGACTGATATTCAACATCCGAAAGCAGCACCTCAAATTCCAACTGCGTGGTGTAACCGCCGCTGCTCAGGTTGTGCGTCACCTTGCTGATTAGCCACGGCTGCGCATCGATCACCGATTTAAAGCCGCTAACTTTGACCGGCGTCTCAGGGTAAAGGTCAGCACGTCCCATCGCCAGCGTGAGCGAAAACTCTGCCACGCCGCGCTGTAGCTTTTCCCACTTGGCTTTAGCCGCACTCGTCGCGGTTTTCTGGCTGGAAAATACCGTCGTCAGCGTGAACACGTTATCTTCGTTGCCCTCAAGGTAATTACCCTCTTTTGCCTCCTGCAGCTTATCCGTCTTTGCGCTGGTCTTCTTTGCGTCCGGGTGAGCCACGGTGCTTTGCTGTTGCGCTTTAGCTTTGCGCTGCAGCTTCACTTTCTTTGGCTTGGGGTCTTTGGTGTGCAGCCAACTCGCCGACACGCCGGTGTAAGCACCGCGATCGGCAATGCTGAAACTGTGCCAGTCGCCGTCATTACGCGTAATGGTCATCTGCGGGATCGGCTTGCCGCTCAGCGTGACGCTGTTCCCCGGCCGGATAAACAGCAGCCGTCCGGCCTTGATTGCCGCCACTGCCCCATACAGCGTGGCGAGGCGGGTTAAAAACTTCGCGTCGGTTTCCTGCGTCTGGTCGATGTGTGCCACCGCGATGGTGGCAAAGCCGTCGGCCAGCATGGCTTTCAGATTGTTGCGTCCGGCAATCTGCTCAACGATCGCGCCGAGCGTGGTGTCATGGTAAGACACCTCGCGGCGGGAATTGAGCGAGCCGCGAAAGTCGGCGCTGCGTGCGCGGATAGTCATGGTGTCCGGCGCGCCGTGGTGCTCCACCTCATCCACGGTAAACGTGCCTTTGCCGACCAGCGCCTGCCCCTTCCAGCCGAGAAACAGCGACAGCTCAGCGCCGCGCACCGGCATTGTCAGCTTGCCGTCGGCGTCATCCAGCTCGATGTCGAGCTGGTCAGCTTCAAAGCCGCGATTGTCGGTGAGCGTCAGCGAGATTAGACGGTCACGCAGGTTAGTAGTGACGTCCTTTGCGTTCACCATAAGCAAAAAATCCGGCGTCAGGCGTGCGCCTGCCTGCACCGGTAAGCCGCTGATGCCGGTCATCCTAACAGCCCTCCCACCGATGAAATTAAACTGCCCGCCGCTGATTTCGCACTGTCGATCGCCGAGGTGATTTGCCCTGGCAGATTGTTCACGCCGCCGATCAGACCGTCGGCCTGCTTTTTCAGGTCGCCAAACATCGAGGTCAGCGACTCATCCACGCGTTTGAGGTTCAGGGTAAACATGATTTTGCTGGCTGCGCCGTTGGGGAAAAACTCGCTGTGCGCGCTCGAAAGGCTCTCGATCACGTACATGCCGTAAATCATGCCGCTGCCGCCAATCAGCGGCCACGCCATGCCCTGATCGGCCAGCAGACGCACCGTCATCAGCGAAACCGCGCCGCCGGTGATTTCCGGGCGCAGCTCACCGGACAGCGTGATTTTTTCGTCACCTACGCCGATAAACTGCGCCGCTGGTCGCTGCCCGATACGGCTGTTCGTCGGCCAGCGGTAGTCGATGTTCTGCTGCAGCTCGCCATACGGCAGCGTCTGGCGCATAAACGGCATCATGCCGTAGATCATCATCATCAGTTATCCTCCCAGCCCATTTTGCTGCGGTTCTGCGCCTGCCGGTTACGCTGCTCCTTCGCCTGATGCTGCGCCATGAGCGCCAGCGCATCGTCTTTGGTCATGCCTTCGTGCATCCTGATTTCATACTGATAGGTGTTCTGGCTGCGGTCGGTAAAGCCGCCACCGCCAGACGGCGCGGACACCGGGCGATACGGCGCGCCGCCGGTTGCCAGACTGTACTGCAGCCCGCCGGTGTCCACGCCCGCGCCACCGGTCGCCAGCGGATCGGGTGACGGCACTTTATCTTTGATGCCGCTGGATTTGGTGTCGATCACGCCGAGCTTTTCCAGCACCCAGTCGATGCCGCCGCGCAGCTGATCGAGCGCCTCGCCCGGAATTTTCAGCGCCTCGGCCAGCATGTTGCCAAACTTCTTGCCCATCTCACCGGCCGTTGCCAGCTCCGACTGCGTGGACTTCACCGGCTCCAGCAGGCGGCCGAACCATTCCCACAGCTCTTTCACCTTGCCGCCCAGCCATTCAAACGGCGGCTTGAGCGAGCTAAACGATTCGCCAATCGGACCCATCGCGGCGGTAAAGCCTGCGGCCACGCCCGACATAAAGGCGCTGATAGGCTCCCAATATTTACGCACCAGCAGCGCACCGGCCACGATAGCCGCGCCGATCGCCAGCACCGGCAGCGTGATTGCGCCGAGCGCCGTGACAATCGCACCACCGGCGATGCTGAATCCCACGCTCAGCATGCCCGCGCCCGCAATGAGCGCGTTAATGCCCATCATCACCGGCCAGACAACCAGCCCGACACCGCCGAGCACCGCCGCGACTCCGGCAATCGCGCCGGTCACCATCACCAGATTGGATGTCAGGGTGGGATTTTTAGTCACCCACGCATCGAGCTTTTCAATCCACTTTGTCGCGCTTTTGGTCATCACGCGAAGATGGTTATCCATTCCCTTAAAGACGTTGAAGCGCAGCCCTTCAAACGAGCCTTTGAGTTTCGCCACGTCGCCCGACAGGTTATCGCGCAGCGTGTCGCCCATGCGCGCGGCCGCGCCGGTGACGTCACCGAGCTGGTTTTTAACGCCTGCCAGCGCGCCGAGAAACGCCGGTATCTGGTCAACGGATAAATCTTCAACCGGTGTGCCGAACAGGGAAATCGCCGCGTTTGCCCGCGCGGCCGGGTCTTTTATGGCGAGCAGCCCTTTAGCAGTTTTCTGCATCGCCACCCGCGCTTTATCACCGCCGCTGGCAATATCGCGCGACATCTTCGCGGCGTTGAGACCGATTTCCTGATAGGCGGCGACGCTGTTTTTCGACATGTCCGAACCGCGAATGCTAAATTCCTTTATCGCATCACCGGTTTTGTCGAGCGCAAATTTCCCCTGCTTCGACATATCAACCAACAGCGACATCGCCTCAGTGCCGGTGAATCCCATGTTGCGGAAGTGCGTCGAATACTCGTGCAGGATTTCCGGCATCTCGCCGCGCATGCCCGCCGACACGCGCTGCATGCCGGTGACGATTAAATCCAGCGCCTCGTCGCTGTTGGCCGCGAGCTTGTTTTTCATCATGATCGCGGCAATCTGGATGCTCTCGGCGGTGTCGGTGCCGAAGGTGGATTGCATGTCAAGCGCCTTGCGGGTGATGCGGTCTAACTCGGCTTCGCCCACGTTACCCAGCGTGCCGAGCGTGCTGCGCACCGCCGATAACGCCTCGGTGATTTGCTCGATGTCACCGCTCACGCCCGACGCGTTGATACGCTGGATCGCAGCGGTGTACTCACCCCCCTTTGACGCGCTTTCGCCCTGGCGGGCAGCAATCAACGCGCCGCTGTGCTGCGTCTGGATTTCGGGCGCCATTAACCGGCTACCGGCATAGAGCGCGGCTGTGCCACCGGCAAACGCAGCCGCGCCGCCGTTGCGCACCTTCGCGGACAATTCCTGCCCGCGCCGGTAGCGCTCGCTGACGCGGTTAAGCCGTTCCTGCTGTGCGTTGAGGCGCTGCAGCTCCTGACGCTGTCGGCCGAGATTAAGCGCTGCCTGCGCGGCGGCCTCTTTGAGTCGCCGCTGCTCACTGCTCAGGTTGCGCGTGGAAATACCCGCCGCCGCCAGCGCATCGCGCTGCTGCTGCACCGAAAGACGCAGCGAATTCGATTTGGTCTGCAGCGCGGCCGCTGCCTGCTTCGCCTTCTCCAGCTCGCGCGCCTGCTGCGCGGTGGGTCGGGCAGTGTTGCGAAACGCCACGGCCAGCGCCTCCGCTTCGGCTTTGGCGTTTTTCAGTTTCTGCTGCGTGACGGCCAGCTGCGCGCTGGTCTGGCGGAAACTGTCGATTTTGCCCGCCTGCGCGTCCAGCTCGGTGATGCTCTGCTGCGTGCGGCGGATGTCGGTTGCCAGACCTTTTGAGGCTTGCTCAACGGCTTTGAAGGGGCGCGAAGCGCGGTCAACTGCGTTCAGCAGCACCTGCACTTTGAGGTTATTGCTCATCCGGTTCTGCTCCGCTGCGGATAAAGGCTTTCTGCCGCCACTCCATCAGCTCGCCCAGCGGCATGGCGTACATTTCAGAAGGCGGCCAGTGGAAAATGGTGGCGACGTCGGCCATCAGGTCGTTAACCGTCAGGCCGCGCGGCCAGTCTATTCGTCCGACTTCGATTGCAAAAAACCGATCACCTTGCCGCCGAGCGAAATCAGGTCAACCGGATCGAGGTTGTTGCATTCGGGTTTGGTCAGCGCGGGCAGGGTGATGCGCGGCAGCACGGTCAGCAGCGCGTCAACGTCCGACTGACACAAATCAGCCAGGCGCACGCCGCGCAGGCTTCCGGCGTTGGGCTTAATCACGTCTACCTGCTTAATCTCGGTATCGCTGCGCTTAATCGGGGTTTCAAATACCACGGTGTTTTTGTTCTGTTCCATTTTTTTAGATCCATTCAATGTCGTGAGGGAAGGCCAGCACCGGAATGGCGCTGTCGTCAGGTTTAAACTAGGCCGATGTTCTTGCGGCGCTGCTCAAGGCGGTCAACGCCGTTGACCTTCTCCACCATGTTCACGGTGTCGATCTCGATCAGCTCCTTGCCGTTCCACGTCAGCTTGAAATACGTGTTCTTGCTGGTGATTTTGGTTTCGGTGTCTTCGCCCTGTTTGGCTTCGCCGAAGTCAAAGCTCTGGTGCTTGCCGCGCACCTCAACCTCAACCGCGATTTCTTCGCCGGTGTCGTCGCGCTGATACGAGCCGGTGAAGCGCATCGGGACAGCGGATGCGCCCCACTGCGAGAGCACCAGCTCGTCAATGCCGCCGATAGTCCACTCCATATCGAGCGCGTCATCTTCCAGCCCGTTGTCGATGAAGGCCGCGCCGCTCATGCCGCCTGCGCGGTACGCGTCGAGCTTGCGCGCCAGCTTCGGCAGCGTCACGGCGGTGACAACGCCCTGATAGCTGTTGGCGTCGTTGAACAGGTTCATGCCTTTTAGTTTGCGTGGCAGTGCCATTTATCCGGCTCCTTAGCTGTTTACGGATGCGGCGAAGGTCGCCAGATAACTGTCGGTAATGCGCTGGCGGAAGGTTAAATCTTCCAGCGGCGGAACCGGCGTGTAGTCGTAGTCGATAAAGAGCTTGCCCGCCTTAAGGGTATCTTTATCGTTGGCGCCCTCGCCATACCAGGCGGACGCGCCCAGCAGATAACCGGCGCTCACCAGCTCGCGGAATTTGGCGTTGATGCCTGCGATAATCTCTTTCACCAGTACCGGCGTCAGCGGCTTATCCACCGCCCACATGTGCGCCTCGGCAATGGTGTCCGCCAGCACCTGCGCGGTGCGGGTGTAGTTCTCGAACTGGAATAGCGGGTCGTCGCTGCAGGTGCGGTTACCCCAGAAGCGAAAACCGTCCTTGCGGATCAGCGTGGTGACGTCCGCCTCGTTGAGCAGGTCAGCATCGGTGCCAACCTGCTGCAAGTCCCAGAACACCGACGCGGAAATCCCGGTCACGCCGTTAACGCCGACGTTTGACAGGGTTTTATGCCAGCCGGTGTCGTTGTCGATTTTGGCGCGCAGGCCGAGGGCGCGAGCGGTGGCGTAAGCCACGTCCGATTTGTTGGTGGTGGTGTTCCACGCGAGGAAGTCCGGCCAGATCACCATGATTTCGCGCTGGCTGAAATTCTGGCGGTACAGGCGAGCTTCTGAAATGGTGCTGCATTCCCACGCCGACACGTAGGCGAAGGCGCGCAGCTGCTGCGCGATGCTGGCAAGCGCGGTCGCCACCTCCAGCGAGTCGAGTCCCGGCACGCCGAGGATGCGCGGCTTCACGTCGAGCTGCGTCTGCGCGGCGAGCAACGCTTTCATGCCGGTGTACTGGCCGTTGAGGTCAGTGCCGCCGATGATGTTGGAAATGGTTTCGGCTTCGTCGTCGCCTTCGGCCACGCGCACCACGACGGTGACGGGCTTTGACTGATCGGCGATTGCCTGCAGCGAGGCTGCGAGCGTGCCTTTCACGCCTGCTTTGCCGACTGCGCCCTGCACATTGGTGATGAGAACCGGGGTGTTGAGCGGGAAGGTTGCCGCGTCCGCATCGTCGGCGGTGCAGACCATGCCGACAATCGCAGTTGATACTGTGGAGATAGTGCGCGTGCCATCGTTGATTTCGACGACGCGGACACCGTGATGGTAATCGGCCATGTGTAGCACTCCTGATTAAAGGTGTGCTCAGGGTGACAGGTCAGGCGGGACGGCGCATTCAATAAGGTTTTGCTGGTCGATAGCAAAACAAGATAGTCTTATTGAGACGAGGAGTAGCAATTATTTAATATTAAATGAGGTGGGTATTTGAAAGTTGAATCAAATGTAATTGACCAATTTATAAAGCGCGATTTACGAATTGAAATTGCATACAGAATGATCCCTTGGTCAATTATTACAATTACATCATATGTGTTATTGTCCTCACGCACTGATTTCTCACTAATGAATTATTACAAGTCCAGCATTGAAAATGCGTTAGGTATAATTAACTTCGCTTTACCTATAGGTGTGATAATGCTTTTTGTTGCCTCTGTTTTTAAGGACATGGAAGTACGAGTTGGAAATGTGTGGGGGCAACATCATACGCTGGGGAAATCAGGAGCAATCGTAAGAAAACTCTGTTCTGAAATCCTTTTGTGGGGCTGTGGAGTTTCATTCAGCTTAATATTGATTACGATAATCACAGCATCAAAAGTGATTTATAAAGAAGGAGTGAGCGATACACATCCGATTGTTTCACTCTCAGTATTTATAACTTTAATGTTGATGGTCTTTGTATTTTATTGTGTATTTTACATTCATTGCAGAAAAGAAGGTGCAACCTTTCTTCAATTGGTAATTAGAGAGGCAAGATATATTCCCATTGTTTATATACTTGCCGCTCTGGTTTGTATCGGGTATGTGTATGTGGGGTTTTAGAAAAAATTAGTGAGGCTTATTCGGCCAAGCTATCTTTCCGACATCTGAAACTTCCACATCCTGAACTGCCTGTAGGTATTTCATCCAGGCAGTAAGCGCTACGCGATCATTTTCTTTGATGATACCGAGCAGTAGCTGGGTTTGCCAAGCCTGCGTCACGCTGTTGGCCTCGCTGATGAGTGCTGTTCGCTCTGCCTCGGCATTAATGATGGCCGCCACTTGCTGCGCCTCGGTGTCGGTCTGCCATGCTACACCGTTCCAGAAGTCAAAAGGTGTTGTGGGTTTTAGCGTGGTGGTATCAGCCGGATATTCTCCGGGCTGGCTTACCTCAAACTCCGTGCCGGTAAGGGTGCTGTAAATTGTTTCACCGCGATGATCTGAAATTTTCTGCCAGCGGCCATCAACATACACGTTCACCTTGCCCGACCGTGCATTTTTAGGGATAGCGCAGGTTGAGTGAGCCGGGATGCCTACGCCTGCCGTTAAATGCTCCTCCGTCGCGCCCATGTATAGCCCGCTATCAGGTGCAAAGTTGTATACAGTAATCAAACCTGCAGCCACCGCCAGACCGCTTTCATCCAGAATCGCTTTATTTTCAATCGCCATCATTCAGCCCTCACAATGAAATTAAACGCCACGTTGCGCGGCCTGACACGAAAACCAGCGCCTGAACCCGATCCCGTTGCCGTCAGGCTGACACCCGGATATGCCTCAGAATTACCGTATAGCGATTCTCTGGCGTCATAATCTTGCGTGTAATAATTAGCGCTTGTGCTGGTCACTGTCGGAGTTGGTCGGGTGACGAGCGTAAAATTAGTGCCCGAACCTTTAGCGAGACCAATACTCTCCACAAGCGTTGCCGCCTGCTGAGTCAACAGGCTTCGCCCGGTATCGATGCCCCTGCCATCATCCCATCCACGAATAAACTCACCGCGCAAATCGGGCAACTTTAGCATGGGGTACAGTAGCGCCAGCCTGGGATAGAGCGTGCCGCTGAAACTCGCGCCGTTACTTTTCAGAAACACCATGTCTGACATAGACGAAAACAGCTCATTAGGCATCTGCGCGTGCGGCCACGGGAATGGCGAGCCAATAATCGGCGCACCCTCGCCAATGCCTAAACTTTTCAGCGCCTCGACAACCTTGCCGGCATCTTTGATTTCAGCCAGCGCTTTTGCGATTAACAGGTACTGTGTATGCGGATTTGTCGCGCTGATGTGTAGCGCCATCTTATCGTCGTTGTACTTCTTCGCCTGCGCCAGCAGCGTGTCGGCGTACTGCTTTGCGACGATTAAGGAGTCATCCACGTATTTACGCGTCGCCAGCACCACGGCCGGGTCGATTTTCAGCGTCACCGCACTGGTGCTGTTCACGATGATAATCATGCGCACGGTCTGCGTGCGGCCGCTGCCCTCGGCCAGCTGCGGTTTGTAGGTTTCGGCGCAGTTCGCCACGGCAATCATCACGCCGTCGGCGTCGAACAGACCGATTTCACGGATCCAGAAACCGCCTTCGCCTTCGGGGATCACCTGCTCGGCGATAATCTGGCTGCTGTTGGCGGTGTCAATGGTCAGCGAGTTGAGCTGTGCGCGGCGCTTCTCGCCGACAAGCTTGGTCTGTGCCGCGTCAGGCGTGGGCAGCGTGCCGCCACCGTCGCCCACCGCCATTGCGGTGATGTTCACTTTGGTTCCGAGCGCGGCGGCGTTTGCCAGAATAGCCGCGCCCTGATTGGTCAGCAGGGCAAAATATTTCATCGTTATACGCTCACTTCCGTCAAGTCGATTAGATGCACCGCCGCGCCGGAATAAGCCGCGCCGCCGGTGCTGATAATGTCTGGTGTGTAGGGATAAACGGTCAGCTCGTCGCCGCTGTAGCTGGCAACCACCACCGGGATTGCGCCGTTTGCATCAAGGTTGATAGACAGCCCGATGAGGTGACGGCTGCATGGCTTCGCATCAGCTATCAGCCGCTCCAGCTCGTTATACATTTCCTCGGTGATGCCGGTATCGAGCACGCCAACATCGAGGCGAAACGTGCCTGGCGCTTCGTTGGTCTTCCACCACTCCAGCACGCGAATCAGATAGCCCAGCGGCTCCACCACGCGCCGGATCGCGCCAATCGTTCCTTTGTGCCGGTGTACATAACGCGCGGCCGCCACCACGTCGCGCTTCGTCGATTCGCTCCAGGCGGAATCCCAGCGATCAACCGACCACGCCCACGCCAGATAGGGCAGCAGCGCCAGCGGGCAGGTCTGCGGGTTCCACAGCTGGCGCAGCGGCACGTTCATCGTGCTGATACTTGTCAGCGCCTCAGCGGCGGCCACTTCCAGCGCCGACGAACCGGTCGGCAGCAGGCGATCACTCATCGGAACCCCCGACGCTCAGCGTGTAGCCGGTGCAGTAAGCGGCCTGCGTTTTATCGAGTACCACGTCAGCGACGGGCTGGATCAGGTTGACGCGCTGCACGCCTTCAACGTGAATGGCCGCATACAGCGCCGACAGGCGAATGTCTCGCCCGAGCCGCTTCTGCGCCGTGACGTACGTGGCAAGCTTGGCCTCTGACGCCGCCCGCACCGGCTCCGCTTCGGGACCAGGGTAAATAAAGATTTCGGCCTCGATCGCATAGTTCACGATGTCCGCCGATCGCACGTTCACGCGGTCAGCCACCGGGCGCACGTTCTCATCGTTCAGCGCCTTATCGACCACGGCCAGCAGGTCAGCAGCGGCTGTGCCGTCACCCTCGCGGGCAAGCACCGTCACGGTGACAACGGCAGGTGACGGGCTGATCGCGGACGCATCAGCCACGCGGCCGTCGGCGCTGCGCGCGTGGTATTCATATGCGCCGGTCGGACCGGCCACGCTCAGCCCTTCAAACGCGGCGGCGATGCGCGCGCGGTAATCGTCGTTGCTTTCCATCACCGCCGCCGTCAGCGGAATGGTGGTGCTGTCGGCCGGTGTAATGGTCAGGCGCTCGACGCCGTTGTTTGCGCCGAGCTGGTCAAGGTCAGCGTCCAGCGCGTACGCCACCATGACGCCTTTTGCCGCCTCGTTGATGCGCTGACGCAGCAGCACTTCGCGATAGGCGTTTTCCTGCAGAAGCTTGACGATGGGTTCCGATTCCAGCGACAGCGTGCGTGCAATGGCCTCGCGCTGTTCTTCGGGATAGAGCGAAATCAGCGTGGCTTTGCGCTCGGCCAGCAGGGTTTCATAGTCCAGCGTTTCCACCACAGCGGGTGCGGGTAGCTGGCTCAGGTCAATGGTTGGCATGTTCTCAGCTCACAGGAACGGTGAAGGAAAAAGGCTGCGTGTTGTCGGTGCGTGTGCCGGTCAGCTCGACCACCATGCCGCCGTTGAAATCCGAGTCAAAGTTGATAGCGGTGAGTTTGACGCGCGGCTCTCACTGCAAAATCGCCACGTAACAGGCTGACATAATCTGCAGGCGCAGCGCTTCATTCTGCGGCTGGTCAATCAGCGCCGACAGCAGCGAACCATAATTGCGGCGCATCACCCGCGAGCCGAGTGGCGTCAGCATTATGTCGCGCACTGACTGCCGGATGTGTTCGATATCACTCAGTGCCGCGCCGGTGTCGCGATTCATGCCGGTATATTTTGCCGCTGTCATATTGGCGCTCCCGTCTGGCCGCCGCTGTCGCCCGGATGTTTGTGCGTGTGCAGCACCTTGCCGTTTGAGCTGAGGCTGCCGCCGGTGTGTGTAACGTTGCCTTTCATCGTGCCGCCGTCGGTGACATCAAGCTGCGCGGTTCGCAGTAGCTGCGTGCATTCAACTAACGGTGTATTGAGCAGCACCTGCACGGCGGCGGTGATGGTCGCAGTCTGAATACCGCTGGCCGTCAGCGCGCCGGTGGCCGGTTCATATTCGATCACCGCGCCGTCGGGGAATGACCAATGCAGCGCGTCGGCTGAGGCAGACGGGGCGGGATTGTCGTCGGAGAAAATGCCGGGCAGCACAAAGCCGGTATCGAGTTCGCCACCGAGGCATAACACGAGCACCTGCTCGCCCACTGACGGCGCATTCCACGAACGTGTTTTACCCGCACGGGCGGTGAGCCAGTGAAGCCAGCCGGTTGTGTTATTTCCTGTATCCACGCGGCATAACCCGTCGTCCAGTTTTACGGCGGACACGGTTCCGATGCGGATAAGGTTGCGCAGCAGGCGCAGGATTTCGGAGAGTTGTTCGTTCATGTATGGAGAATGCCGTCATCCAAGCACATCCTCCATTTAAGACTGTCCGCTCAAAAATCAGCAAACAATTAGAATACAAGTAATCCTTATTCTGTTATGAAGACTGAAAACCGTTCTTCACTGGTTAGTCTTGTATTTCCTGACCAAACGGAAACGAACATGTGATGGATTCCTTTGTAAGCCGTGCGCTCCCAATGCCTAGCGAAATAAATACCATCTTCTTGATATCGCGCATCGACATAAGTTTCATGATTCCCTTTCCCTGCGACATCTCTCGCTTCCTTACCAGTATTTTCAACACGAAATAAAAACTTGAGATCTCTATTTGGTACGCTTTCAAATTTAGCTTTAAAGCTAATCCCCGTGCCTTTTTTAACACTCCTAGAGCACTTTTCATAATGATCATCAGAAGACACGGATTCTGAACTTTTTATTGTGGCTGATAATTTCAATTCTTCTGACTCAATATTTAATGGAGTGTACTTGATATATTCTTTGTGAAGGACAAGATACTGCTTATAGTTTTTCTTCTTGCCTTCTTTAGTTATATAATCAGGTTTGACAATAGGGATTTCCTCTTCAATTCCTTTTATTATTTTAGTCGGTATTTTTAAAATTCCTTTTTTATCACTATCATCAGTGTCATTACTGTTATCGCCAGTATCAATCCCAAGTAGTTCCGCAAAGTTTGCACCAACTAAGATTGAGTTTTTAGGTGCTTTTTGTTGTAGCTTTGCTGCAACATCAACATGGTAGGAAGTTGCTGTTACCTCATCCGCCCCATCATAGCCATATGTTCCCCATATAACTTCCTGCTCTTTACCATAATCAATACCAATTCTTATTCCGATTTTTTCTTTGTTATCCTCACCTAATTCTGACAATTTTGGTGATACAACTTTCTCCATCATTTCAATAAGAAAAACTGCGCAATTTAAGGCATCAATTCCGCTATCAGAAATCAAACCATCAGATTTTTTTCGTTCGCTTCTAAAGAATGCCATTACAGCATCGCCCATTATTCTGTGAACGTGCCCGTCAAAGGCATCGATCGTCTCAATAGCACAGCGTATAATATCGTTTTTAATTCTAAAAACTTCTTCTGGCTCATAAACAACACCTAGCTTGGTCGAGCCAATAATATCCATGAAAAGCGTTACTGTGTATCCATATTTAAGATCACCCGTCCCCTTTATTGCATTAAAATCCGGATGACATCCAAAACTTCTTCTCATTTCCCCATGCTTTCCAAATCTATTTCGAACTATGTTTTTGACTCCGAAACTAATTTGAGAAGATGCGCTTTCAGACTTTACCAGACTTGGGTCAAAAATACTTTCCAGTATACTATCTGCCGACTCCATTCCAATAGTGCTTTTGATAACATCATTATGTCGTCTTTTTGATAAAGTAGATTCAATTGCATCACCAAGGCCTTTGTATAAATTTTCAATTATCATACGAACCCGCTAAATTTGAGAAAGAACTATTACAAGGATCATTAATCCGATGGATAGAAGTGACAATATAATGCATTCAATGGCTTTTGCGTGGAAACTATATTTTTTTAAAAGAGCGCCCGAAAGGTTGTAATTTAAGGTAGCCAACGCCTTAACTGTATCTACATTATTTTTCTCACTTAAAGCGTTTATGTAATCTTCGATGTCTTCGTAATAATGTAGTAAGTCGACAAAAGAGAAAATATTTTTATGTGGAGAGTTCTTTAAATATGGAATCACCCCTTTTATTGAATAATAAATTGCCATTAAAAGTAGACCGAGAGAAATCAATGCGAAAAGTGATAAAACATATTTATCATTCAGTGTTTCAAGTCTAGACAAAAACTTATCGTAGTTTAGCAATACTGCCGCAAGCATCGCTGAAGCCAAGCTTAAGAGTATTGTTGATTTAGTGTTGGCGCTATTTAAGTAACTATCTGTTCTTGATAGTATTTTTATCATGATATCAATCTTTTGCAAAGAATCATCCTTGCGATCATCAATGAACTTCCCCAAAAACATCACCTATCAATAAGATTAGTCCGTAAGTTTATTTATTATTACTTGGTAGATAATGTCAACAATTTCTTCATTAATTCCTAGAAGGGGGCGAGGCTCATATCTGATGTCCTTGCTGCTGCGCGACGGCCGATCACGAAGTCCATACTGATGCACCCGCACCATGCGCTGTACCTTCCCGGCAAACTCGACCACCGCCTCATTCGTGGTTGCCCGCGCTTTCAGATATTTTGCCGTGCGCAGCTTCGCGAACATCTCACGCTTAACCCGGCCTTTCTTGCCGCATATCGGCTGCTCCTTGCGCGGCTTGTACGGCGTGCCGTCCGGTGACTGCTGCTTCTTGATGTTCTGTTGCTGGCTGGCGCGTAGCTTCTTCGCGATGTTGAGCGCCATCTCTTTGCGTGACTGTGGCGACAGGTTGCCGATCAGCGCATTGAGGCGGTCGTTAACCAGCACCAAGTCGCTCATGACTGCCACTCACTGATGAGCTGGCCGTGCGCATAAAGCTGCAGCGGTCGCACATCATTTTCCAGCAGCGGATTTTCGCCAACGTGCTCGACGTGAAGTTCATCACCGACGCGCTGGATAATCACGCGCTCGGTGAGCTGCAGGTCAATACTGATATCGCTCGCCGTGTCGCTGATCACGTCCGCCTTGAACGTGAAGCCGTTCTGCTGTTTGTCCTTCGTCGCCATGATGTCGGGTTCATTCACCCGCAGCCATTCCAGCATCGGCACAATCAGCAGGTCGATGTTGCCGGTGTAGTCGGTGATCACCATGTTCAGCCGGTACTGATATTCAAACGACAGCGAGGCGGTAAGCGTGGAAACAATGCGTCCGCTGTCGATAAACACGTTCAGGCTGTCAGGGTTGCGCTGCAGCAGCGGCACGCTGTCGGTCAGCGCCTTGCGCAGCTGTTGGGGTTTCAGCATCGTGTTGCTCCTGGCATTCTTTGATGATTTCGACCTGCAGCCCGCACGACGCGAGCGCCGCCTCAAGCTGACGGTTATCCGCCGCCAGATCGCCCGCCGTTTTCAGGCTGTTTCCCGGCACCGGGCAGCTTGTCACGCGCGGACAGCCAATCCAGATAATCTCTGGCGCTGGCGAAAGCGGGACGGCTGTGCAGCCGGATAACGTCATCAGGCAGAGCAGCAGCAGACCACTCACGTAAAATCGGACTCGCATCGGTTTCCCTCTGTATGTGTGTTTCGCGGGTCAGCGCTCCGGCGCTGGCGCGCCCCTGCATCAGCCGCAGCGCGGCTTCGCGCTTCTGCCCCTGCAGGTTTTCGCTGTTGAGACGGCTTATCGCCTTGTCGCGGCTCTCGATGCCTGCCGAAAGCGTGCCGATGATGCGCTGCGCGCCCGCCAGCTCGTCACTGGCAACCGACCAGCGCCAGCCGGTAAGCGCGAGCGCCAGCAGCGCCACGGCGAGCAGCGTGCCGGTGATGCGCATCACGCCGCCCCCTTAAGGCACCACGCCCGCTCGCGCACGCGACGGTTATCCAGCCCCTGATTAAACACGCCTTTGACGTACACCCAGCGCGGCAGCTGATCGCAGGCATCGCGCCAGCGTTCCTGATTCAGCAGCTTCACCAGCGTTGAGGTGCAGGCGTTGCCCGTGCCGACGTTAAAGGCAAGCGATACCGTGGCGTCGTAGACTTTTTGCGGCACCTTTGTGAAGAGACAGCGCGACAGCGCCTTTTCGGTGCGCAGCACGTTGGAAATAAACGTGCCCGCTGCCTGCCGCTCGGTGATGGTTTTACCTGGCACGACGCCGACGGTATTGCCGATGCCGCCCGTCCACTTATCCGCGTCGCACTTGTACGGTTTCAGGCGACAGCCTTCATAGTCGGCAATCAGTTTCAGCCCCTCAACGGAGGTGTGCAGCTGCTGAAAGCCCGGCAGCGTGGTAGCAATCGCCAGCACCACGCCGATTGCACAGCGCTTAACGGTTTGCAGATTCATAGTCGCTCCGGCTGATGCGCCCACGGACAAAAAGCTGATAGGTCTTGCGTCGGTAGTACCAGCTCACGAGAAACATGCCGACGCCCAGCACCATGCCGAGCAGCGTTGCCACGTCCTGCAGATCCCACTTGCCGAGCCAGCCCATCACCACCGCCACGCAGTAGGTGATAAAGGCGCTGATGCGCTCCATGTTGATGCTCATAGTCAGTCCCAAAGGTTAACGGTTTCGCCCGTTGAGGATTCCGGCAGCTCAGGCAGGTCAACCGGCCAGCCGTGCGGCAGTACCGCACCGACATCGGCGAGGCCGGGATTCGCGGCAAGCACGGATTCCGTCACCTGCTGCGTGCGGCCGTAATATCGATAGCAGAGGTCATCCACCGTATCGCCCTGCAGCGCGTAAACCCGCCTCACAGCAGACTCACGATGCAGCCATGCCGCTCAGCCACGCGGCTGATGCTGAATCGCGCGTCACGCCAGTATTCGTCGGCGGTTGCCTCAACGGCGCTGGCCTTGTTTACGCCGCTTGCGTCGTAGCCGCGATAGCGCTCGGCGATGGTGGCGGCTGTAATTGCCTCAACGGCCGCGAGGTAGTACGTGATTTTCTCGCTCACGCCGTCCAGCGATTCGGCCGGAACGTCAGCCAGCGTTTTGAAGCCCGCCGCCATGCGCTCGGCGCGCCACTCGTACAGCTCGGCGTTGACTTCGGCAATCGCCGTTTTCACCGACAGCCGCAGGCGCTGCGCGGTGACGGTTCCCTCATAGCGCAGCGATTCGCGCAGTTGCTGCAGGTCGATGTCAGGCCAGAAAAAGGTGTTCTTAACCGGCGGCTCGGCAGTCTCTGCCGGTCGCTGTGCTGCTATTACCAGCGTGCTCATAGTTGGCCTCAGAAATAGGTGGGCGGTGGAGGACGGCGCTGACACGAAAGTGCGTTACCGTCCTGCCGCCCTGCGCGGGGTCGCGTCCGGTCAGCGGCTGGCCTGCGCCTGCTTTTTCATGGCAGTTGCCAGCCGCTCTATGTCTTTTTTCACGCCGCAGCCCTCATGCAGCTGCAGCGCGCGTTTCAGGTGGTTCATCGCTTCCAGAGTCCCGCCCGCGTCGCGATAGACATACCCGACGATTTTGTGCAGCTTGGCGCGCACCTGATCGGGCATGTCTTCGGCGTCGGTCAGCCGGATGGTTTCAAGCAGCGGGTTAATATCGACCGCTTCTTTTGCCGTCCAGGCACGCGTCGCGGTGCTGGCCACTTCTTCGGCCAGCAGGTACGGCAGGCTGTCGCGTTTAAAACCGTCGGGCGGAACCAGACCGTGCTGCAATGCGTAGCTGGCGATTTCAAGCGCGCCGTTTACGTCGCCGGTGTCCAGCCGCCAGATCATGACGGTCATCACGATGGCATCCTGCGCGCCGCGCCCGCTGTTCATCACGCCTGCAATCCACGGCAGGTAGTCGGGCAGCAACTGGCGCTTAAGCTCAGCTTTGCGCTCGACCGAGTGGATTTTTTTCAGGCGGCGCTTGTCCTCGTTGAGTTTCACGAGCATCTGCTCATAGCCGTTGGCGTGGCGCAGCGGATTCGCGTTCCGCTGCGTTTCGGTTTCGGCCTGAACGCGCATCCGGTGACGGCGAGCGGGACTCAGCATGCGTTACTCTCCCGCTTCCGGGGCTGGCGTGGTGGCTGCTGGCGCTTCGCTGAAATCACCGAGTTCGATGTTCTCGATCACGCAGCCCGCCGCATAGTCTTCCACCACGTAGTCTTCGTTGGCCGACTCGTAGTTCTCGATGCGGTCACGCTTCGGCACTTCTTCGATGTGGCGGCGCTGCGTGCCTTCCTGCCAGTAAATCGACAGGTTATCGGTGCGGGTGATCATCATGGCGTTGGCCGGGAAGTACGGCACGCGCACGGCGGGCAGGTTGCCGATGCGCTTCTGGCTGACAATGAGATCGGAGGCCAGTTGCTCGGTGTTCGGCTGCGTCTGGTTGACGATCGGGAAATACTTGTCGGCCAGCAGCTGACGACCAACGATAACGACCAGCTCCGGGTCTTCCTGATACCACGGCTCGATCAGGTTGTTGGTGGCATCCATCACCAGCGCGTCGAGGTTGGCGTAGTCGCCACCCTTACCGATGCGAATGGTCGGCGAAATCACCGCACCTGCACCGTCGGTGATTTTGCTCATCACGCGGGTCGGCGCTTCGTTGCGGTACTTCTGCAGCCAGCCCACGGCCACGTCCTGCAGCATCGGGTTCGCCGCGCGGTTCGAGGTTTTGGCGCGGTGCGTGCCGTTGAAACCGATCATGATGCGGTCAAGCGCCTGACGCTGAATAATAGCGTCGCGTAAGCGCGTCTGGAAATCTTCGTAACGCGCCCACAGGTCAAGGGTGTTGTAGCGGATATGGAAATCGAAGTTGACCTGCACACACTCATAGCCTTGGCTGTCCAGCGATGCAAAGTCAGCGGTTTCGCGCTCGTCGCCGCCAGCAGTGTCGGTGGTGCTGGCAATCGAGCCGGACACGCCGACGCCGATTTTTTCACCCTTCATTTCCGGTACGGGCACGATGTTGATGCGGGTCAGAAACGCGGACGACTCCTGCACGCGGCTCATCAGCTTCTGCGTGACGGACGGCTCGACGCTGAATTTCTTGTTCATGTCGTCGATTTCAACGCCGTTCAGCTCGGCGACGCGGGACATATAGGCGTTAAATTTGAAACGGGTTTGCTTACGCATTGGCTTTCCTGTTTATCAGTGTTCGGGTTTATCAGCAGTCGGTCATTACGCTGGATTTGTTGTCGCCACCGGTGGCAGGCGGACGGCAGTTAAAGTTGCCGTCGGTGCGGGTGAGCGTGTCCTGCAGCGTGCTCAGTGCTTCGCGGTCTTTGCCGTGTTCGGTTTCCAGCGCATCAAGGCGATCGGTAAAGGTTTTTTCCAGCGTCGCCAGCTGCTGCGCGTGGCTTTCGCCGTTCTGCTGCACCTGCTCGGCCACAGCCGTGACCGCTGCGCTCACGTCGTTAAAACGCTCGTCGTCGGTCTTCTCTTTGCGGGTAAACAGCTCTTTCACGCGCGACAGCAGCGACGGCGCGGCGTCCGCTTCCTCATAAAACTCAATCAAGGTTTCTTCGGCGGCGGTAAACAGGTTGTCTTTGTCCAGCTTGCGCGACGCCAGCGGATTGGCTTTCGCCGTGGCGCTGAAACTCAGAATCTCGGTGCCGAGGCTGGCCGGGTCGTCGGTGACGGCCAGACCGACCAGATAGGCTTCGCCGGTGTCGGCAAACTTGGTGTTGATTTCAACCGAGGTGTAAATCTTCTGGCGCGCTTTGGTCAGGTCGATCAGCTCCGGCGTCGGATCGATGTAGCCGTAAAGCGCAAGCTTGCCCGCCAGTGCGCCTTCGATGATTTCCTCGACTTCAACTTTGGTTACGTCGCCATAGCGGCGGAACGGGCTGTCGGCGGCGTAGCCTTTGATGTGTTCCATGTTGACGCGCGCACCGTAGACGGTCGGGTCGTAGTTCTTCGCCATCTGCGAAATCCACTCGCGAGAAATCTCGCGGCCGTCGGTGGTCGCGCCCTCAACGGCGATGCGGAAACGCTTTGCTTTGGTTGTTGCCATTAAACAGGCTCCGGTCAATGGGTGGGTTCGGTTCGTGGTCAGTTTCCCCGTCGCCACCTCATCCCTCAACGAAAGCCAGCCCGCTCACGTACCAGCAAACAGCCAGCGCAGGCGCGCCATTTCCGCCACCGGTAGCCTTAGCGGCATGAACATGACACCCGGCACCATCATCAGCGATCCGCGCCGTCAGGCTGCGCTGCTTTACTGGCAGGGATATTCCGTGCGCCAGATTGCGGAAGCGATCGGACAAAAAACGCCGACCGTGCAGAGCTGGAAGCTGCGCGACGAATGGGACAGCATCGCGCCCATCAGTCGTGTGGAAGCCAGTATGGAAGCGCGGTTGATCCAGCTCATCATGAAAGAGGTCAAGGGAAATGGGGATTACAAAGAGACAGACGCGCTTGGCCGCCAGATTGAGCGGCTGGCGCGGGTTGAGCGTTACCGCAGCAGCGGCAACGAGGCGGATTTAAATCCCAACGTTCGCAATCGCAACAAAGGCGAGCGCCAGCCGGTGATTAAAAACGTGTTCAGCGACGAGCAGATCGAGAAGCTCACCGGCCTGTTTATGGATAACTGCTTTGAATATCAGCTCAACTGGCACAAAGCCGGGCTGGCGCACCGCATCCGCAACATCCTCAAGTCGCGACAGATTGGCGCGACGTTCTACTTTGCCCGCGAGGCGCTGATCGACGCGCTGACCACCGGGCGCAACCAGATTTTCCTGTCCGCCAGCAAGGCGCAGGCGCACGTCTTCAAAAACTACATTCTCGACTTTGCCCGACAGGCTGACGTTGACCTCAAAGGCGATCCGATTGTGCTGCCCAACGGCGCGCGCCTGATTTTTCTCGGCACCAACGTCCGCACCGCTCAGAGCTACACCGGCAATCTGTACCTGGATGAATATTTCTGGATCCCCAAGTTTCAGGAACTGCGCAAGGTTGCCAGCGGCATGTCACTGCACAAGAAGTGGCGCACCACCTATTTTTCCACGCCTTCCAGCCTGTCGCACAGCGCCTATCCGTTCTGGTCTGGCGAGCTGTTCAACAAGGGGCGACGCAACCGTGATGACCGCATCGAGCTGGATCTCTCACACTCGCATCTGGCGAAAGGCGCGCTGTGCGGCGACGGGCAGTGGCGGCAGATTGTCACCGTTGAGGACGCGCTGACGGGCGGCTGCAACCTGTTCGACATCGATCAGCTGCAGCTCGAATACAGCCCGGCGGAGTATCAGAACCTGCTGATGTGTGAGTTCGTGGACGACGAAGCCAGCGTGTTCCCGTTCGCCGAGCTGCAGACCTGCATGGTGGACAGTATGGAAGAGTGGGATGACTTCAACCCGTATGCGCTGCGCCCGTTCGATTACCGGCCGGTGTGGATTGGCTATGACCCGTTGCACACCGGCGACAGCGCCGGATGCGCGGTGATCGCGCCGCCGCTGGTTGCGGGCGGCAAGTTCCGCGTGCTGGAGCGCCACCAGTGGCGCGGCATGGACTTCGCCGCGCAGGCGCAGTCGATTAAAGAACTCACCGAAAAGTACACTGTGGAATACATCGGCGTGGATGCCACCGGCATCGGTCAGGGCGTGTTTCAGCTCGTGCGCCAGTTCTTTCCGGCGGCGCGGGAAATCAAATATTCGCCCGAAGTTAAAACCGCAATGGTGCTGAAAGCGAAGGATACCATCAGCAGCGGGCGACTCGAATACGACGCAGGCCAGACCGACATCACGCAGTCGTTTATGGCGATCCGCAAAACCATGACAGCCAGCGGCAACCGCTCAACCTACGAAGCCAGCCGCAGCGAGGAAGCCAGCCACGCCGACGTCGCGTGGGCAATCATGCATGCACTGCTTAACGAACCGCTCACCGCTGCCAGCGGCGGCGCTAACCCTTCATTTATGGAATTTTACTGATGAGCAAACGCAACCGCCGCAAGGCATTCACCGCATCAACTCAGCCCGCGCAGGCATCATCGCAGCCGTTCGAGGCGTTTAGCTTCGGCGAGCCGACGGCGGTTCTCGATAAGCGTGACATAATGGATTACGCCGAGTGCATCCATAACGGCCGCTGGTACGAGCCGCCGGTCAGCTTCCACGGCCTCGCCAAAAGCCTGCGATCGGCGGTACATCACAGCTCGCCGCTGTATGTGAAGCGCAACATTCTGGCCTCGACGTTTATCCCGCACCCGCTGTTGAGCCAGCAGGAGTTCAGCAAGTTTGCGCTCGATTATCTGGTGTTTGGTAACGCCTTCGCAGAGCTGCGCCGTAACGCGCTCGGTAAACCGCTGCGTCTGGAAACGTCACCGGCCAAGTACACGCGACGCGGCGTGGAGGAGGGCGTTTACTGGTTTGTGAACGAGTGGAAGGAAGCGCACCAGTTCGAGGCGGATCAGGTGTTCCACCTGATTGAGCCGGACGTGAATCAGGAACTTTACGGCCTACCGGAATACCTCAGCGCGCTTAATTCCGCCTGGCTGAACGAAGCCGCCACGCTGTTCCGCCGCAAGTATTACCAGAACGGCGCGCATGCGGGTTACATCCTGTATATGACCGACGCCGCGCAGAGCAGCAGCGACATTGAGCGCATGCGACAGGCGATGCGCGGTACCAAAGGAATCGGCAACTTCCGCAACCTGTTTATGTACGCTCCCAACGGCAAGCCCGACGGCATCAAGATTTTGCCGCTCAGTGAGGTGGCGACGAAAGACGATTTCTTTAACATCAAGAAGGCAAGCCGCGACGACCTGTTAAGTGCGCACCGTGTGCCACCGCAGATGATGGGCATTATCCCAGACAGCGCGGGCGGGTTCGGGGATGCGGTGAAGGCGGCGCAGGTGTTTGTACGAAATGAACTGACACCGCTGCAAGAAAGAATGAAAGAATTGAATGATTGGATTGGGAGTGACATTTTAAATTTTAAAGAGTACCTCTTTTAATACTATAGAGTGCAACCAAAGCGTTGCACTCTTCATTAATAATTATATTCTATTTAATACTATGTAGCCCATATCATGATTTTTTTTGTTTATTGCTAATACTTCGTCTCTTAGATGTTGTCTAAATCCATCCAGATCATCAAAACTAACGAGTTCTTTTTCGATTATTCTTTCTGTAACTAGCAAGTTGTATTCAGAGTCACTTACTTTCTCAGGCGTGCCTTTAATAGTTAGGATGGTTGCTATTAGCACTCCACCTAACCATAGATGGAAAACATATGTTGCACAATGTTTTTTAATTACCTCGGGTTCATAACCTTCGCCATCTACACCATAAGTTAATCTCATGTCCCCCAAAGCAATATGATAAATATTATAAAAGTTCTCTATTTTTTCTCTACTGTTGTAAGTATCGTTAATGCTGAGCCTTAAAATGTCATTTAGTTTAAATTTAGTTGTTATCCAATAAGCCCTTTCAATATTTTCAACCTCCCCCTTCCAACTTTCAATTTCCGAATGTAGCGCATCTGTTTTTTGTTTTATGGAAAGGGAGACTTTTAACTCTGGCTTATCCTCTAATTCTATATCTAGCAATATATCTCTCTTATCAAAACACATCCATTGCATCAACCTTGCTTGATTCAATAAATCATTTACAGAGTGTTTTTCAGTCCCAATGGACATTTGATAAGTGGACGTATTATCACCAAAACCAATCATTAAATCAAAGAATGCGGTCTTAAGGCGAATTCTTAATAAATGCTGTGGTAGATTTGGAATCGGGGGTATATATGCTTTTGCGCGAAAACTTATAGGCGATGAATATTTGTCCTCTCTAAATTTTACAATCATATTTAGATGATTCGCTGGCGAAGATATTTTGATTATTCCTTTATCTATTTTGTGCAGTGGCGTTGCTAGTTCTATTCCGAAACGCTTCTGGTTGATAGTAATATCTGAAACAGGGATGTCATCATCATATCCTAAACTGGCTGCTATCATCCTGCTCAATGAATCTTCGTTAGTGGTTGTGAATTTTAAAACTCCAGACCCTGATTCAAACCCAACACTTTCAGTAAAGCTTATTTTCTTTTTCGCATATTCACTCATGCCATTAAGAATGAATCCTTCAATAGATTTTTTTAATTCTACCCCCGTTACTCCTGCTAACTTGTGGGCACTATCGTAGCTAATTCTCATGGTTGAGCTGTGAAGCTTCTTTTTCTTTTTTCCTTGCTCTGCAGCTCTAACTTTTTTTAAAGTTTCTTCAATTAAAGTTTCATCAAAATGAACAAGGTAAAGGCTCTGGGGTACTTTTTTATTGCCAAACTCAAGAAAAAGAAAAAAGGTTGGGAGAGGTGATTTACAAAACCGCAAAAGATTAGAAAGCTTAACTGCCGAAAATTTTCTGTCCTTAGTCGTAGACTTGATTTGTACTTTGCACTCAATAGGCCCTGTAGCGGTATCAGAACCAGAAGATGTATTTTCCAATGGGAAATCCAAAATATAATCCCAACCTGCCATGTCTTCTTCTGACTTATTACAGTTGATATTCTCAGATGCACACAAAAAGTTAAAATAACTTTCGCCCATCGTACCAATTTTTTGAGCCATGCAATCCTCTGCGTGTTAATTTTAATTAATTACAACAATACGATATTGAATGCAGTTTAATAATTAAACATTCTAGTATTTACAGTCAATAGTATTACCTCGTCAAGCTGAGAATGGTCTCGTGCGCGCAATGCTATCCCCGCCACGCCTGCCCGCTTTATGCATCGTTTTACATGCAGATGCATGCGCCTAGTCAAGCCGCGCCAGCTATGGGCGCTGTAGCGATCGGCGATCCAATCTGGATCATGCAAAATCATGCACAAGAATGCGCTTTGCTGCAGCATGAAAAAAACCACCGAAATGGTGGCCTAGGGCAAGGGAGTTACCGACATTCAATCATTCAGCCTGGCGGAAAATGGCATCCTGATAAATCGCCGTATCAATCTTTCCGGCCATCTCACTGATCATCGACAGTGCCAATTTTAGTTCATTTTCTTTGCAGTGTGCGACAAGCGAAACGTCGGCGATAAACTGAATGCGTGCAACGGTCTCGCTCAGATTGTCTAAGTCCATCAGTTAATTAACTCCTCAATGAATTTTTATACTGTATGAATGAACAGTATCATGTGATTTAGGAACCGTAAAGATTCGCATGGTTTTTTGTAAGTTAAATGCTGTTTTATTGAGCGCTGCGTTTGCCCATACATTTCTTAGCCAATGCCTCAAACCTGCTAAGGGCGGTGGATGCTTTACGCCGATCGCGGAACAGATGCCCGCTGCTGCCGCTCCAGAATGTTTGCTCACCTACTTTCAGTTTTCGGCCGCTCATCATCCAGGTGATCTCACCTTCGGACAGGTACAAACGCGAGACATCGTGGAATATCTCCTTAAGCTGTTCGCGTTTCTCTAATTGCTGAGCGTTTGGCGCTGGCGGTGACTGTTTTCGCTGCTTAACAGGTGTGCTTTCATGCAGTCGTCGCAAAATTCGCCGTCTTTCTGCTCGCGTTGGCGGCCGTGACAAATCGAGAGGGACATCAACTGGCGGCGACGCCGTACAGTTATTGACAGAACTCCAAGAGGGCGCGGACGCGCCCTTAACGTCAACGGCCAAATCAACGGCACGCTTCGGCACAATTTTCCACTGAGTCAGTCGGGTTAGGATTGGCGTATCTGCGCCAGCATCGGTGGCATACACGCCTTTTACACGCACGGTTTCTTCGCCGTAAGCGTTAAGATCTTCGCTCGGTTGATACCATGTGCGCACGGCCAGTTCATCCCGACGCACAAATGCGCTGCCTTGTGCGTTAACGTAGCCAGCCCAATCACCTGCATCGGCAGCGTCATGCACGGCCGCAAACTCGATACTGAGTCCATGCGCGGTTTCGCTGTCGGCCATGCGGCGCAGTTCGCGATATACCGTGACCGGTGCACCGCCAACAAACTGGAACTGGCGAATGTGCCAACGCGCAGCCCATGCCGAAACGGCGGGCGCGGTGTCTTTAAGTTCTTTACCACTTTCGTCGTCCAGCTCGCCGTCGAGCGCATAGCCATCGATGTTTTTTGAAATGTATTTAGCCACATAACCGGTGGCGCTGCCCTTGTCGGGATCAATGGCTTCGGCATGAAAGCGTGCTCTGCGAGCTTTTTCGCTGGTTAGTTCTACACCATCTTCACGCCATGCATAGTCGCTAATTACCTCACGCACACGATCGACATTTTCAGGCAGCATAAACATCAGCATGTGCCAGTGTGGGGTCGCATCGTGATGGGGTTCGGCAACACGAATGCCGAAGATACGGATTTCTTCGCGATGCAGCTTGGCGCGGATTTTCTGCCACACGTTGCAAAGGTAACGCTGTGTGTCTGCCGGGCTGGCGCCATTCCATTTGCGGTTACGATGACCGGTCTTGATAGTGGCGTGGTAGCGAGAAGGCGCGGTGATCGTATAAAACTCACCGACAAAGCCCATGTCGTTGCAGATGTTTTCAAATCCGCGAATGCGATTCATCAACTCGCAGCGCTTAATGGCAGGATTCGATACGCTTGCATCAAACTTGTCGATTAGGCTGATCCTCTCGCCGGTTTCCTCATTCTCCAGCTCAAGCCCTTTAAGAAACTCACGCGTGCGGCGCTTTTCCTCGCGCCACTCTGATACCGTCATTTTGCTTGCGTAGGGCGTGTGCTTTTTGCTGACGTTGGCGAGGGCGATTTGCAGATGTTCACGCCATGATGCCGCTATACGACGCAGGCGACCCTTCCACCATTTCTCGGTCTGCATGCGCAAAATCGCAGGTGTGACTTCTTCCGGCTCAAAGAATCGAGACGTGACCTTTTCCCAAAGTGGCGGAATCTGGTCGAATTCGCGGGTGATGGTGGCTGCGGTCATGTAGATGCGATGTGTGTATTTGTAATCTGATTCGCTGTCAGATTGAGCATGTGCTTGCACCAGTTCAGCCAGAGTAAAGTTGGCAATGTCACCCGCCAGTAAATCAACATCGGCACGAGCCATATCAGGCAAGCGGTTAAAACGACGCATCAATTCCCATAGCGCGCCACTTGCTCTTGCTGAGCCTTTTGCATTGTCTGAATTATTAGTGAGTAGGGTTTGCGTTCCGGCCTTCATCTCGCCTAGGCGATACTTGGTGTTCACACATTCAACGCGTGGCAATGTGCGCTCAACAAATGTCTTTGTTAAGTACGCATTGGCACGGATTTCACCCTGTGACTTTTCAAGTTCGGCCATACGGCGTTTGATATCAAACTGAACAATCTGAGGCTGCTTTTCGAGTAGGTCATAAGCGTGACTCAGCTTGGCTATTTGCTCAGCTTTTTGAGCATTCAGAAGATTGCGACGGTGGATCTCGTCATAGGTAGGATAGGGGCTGGCGATGGCTTCCCGTGGAGCATTCCACGGGTAAGCATATGTATCGGACATCAGGCTTTGGCCTGCTGGTGTTTGCCGCGCTGTTCTTCAATTTCCTGACAAGAGACGCAGCGGGTAACGCCAAGATAGGCGCGGCGGCGCAGTTCAGGGATTGGGGCATCACAATCTTCGCAGAAAGAAGCGCTAATCGCAGGGGCGCGGTTAACGATGAGCGCGATGTTACGTTCGAGCATTTCCTCGGTGCGCTGCTGCATAATGTCCATTGAATCAGCCATTAGTGCGCCTCCGCGATTTGCGTTTGGATTTTTTCGATTTCCTGATGGAGCAGTTCGGCGGCTTCAATCGACGATAATTCGTCGTGACGGATTTTCGAGGCCAATATGTTCAGACGATTGACCATCAAGTCAGCGCGATCGCGACGTTCTTCTTTTCGCGCGTCATTGAGCATCATGTCGAGGTCGATATATGAAGCCATTTGTTTAGATTGGGATGAATTATTCAGCATGTAATTTCCTGTTTTTAGGCAAAGTGAATCCCGGCGGGTTTACGCCAGTTAATTGCATTGAGTTATTTAGTTAGAAAGCGTCATTCGCTTAGGGAATAAACTCACAACGGCTTTTAATTGGTTCATTGCACGAACGACTGCAGTTTTTTCATCGGTGCTTAATTCGCTAAAATCAGCGCTGTGTCGGTCTTTACCGATGTTAGCCAGGAAAAAGATTGCGCTAAGTGCGCGTTTGTTGTCCTGGTAGTTGTTGTCTCTCACATCACGTATTGAGTCGAAGAATCGTGATAAATCTTTTTCACCGTCTCCGCCCTTAAATTGCGAACGCAATAACGCAACGTGATTGAGTGCCGCGACGCGCTGACCGGCACTTAACTCGACAAGCATTGAATCGCCTTCAATAGCCATGATTTGCCTCTCTTGGGTATTGCCTGAGAACGTGGTGCGCATGAAACCTGTTTAACCGGATGCCAGCGCTTACCGTTGTCACCCAAAATCCATCCGTGCCCGTAGGACATTGACGGACTTTGCCTCTTGAGCTGTGCAGCAAATGAAATCATGGCTGCACCTCACACCACGCCGAACGAAGCGCCAAGGCCACTGATCGCATCGACTGTAGAAGACAAAGCAGGGTTAGCCTGTATGCGCGCTTGAACAGCGATTGCGGCCAGCGTTAAGCAGCGAATACCGCTATTAACGTTTTGCAGTAGACCGCGTTTGCAGCTCGCGCTTAATTGCTCAGTAGAGATCGCGCCAGCAGCGAGTTGACCAACCTCAGCGGTGGCTTTCATCACATATAGTGGCAGCTTGTCGTTGGCGACTTCGTTGACCGGCACGCAAGGCAAGCACTGGATTTGCGCAAGCAAGCCATCAATCAGCGTCGCATCTTCGGTGACATCGGTGAGCGTTAACACTTCCTGCACGGTGAGCTGGTGCGGCTGGTCGGGATTCAGCTTGTTACGCAGCGTTTGCGCGCGCATGCCAGCTTGCTGCGCAACGTCTTCCATGTTGTGCGCTAACGCGAACTTGCGGCAGGCATCGTCGTAATGCGTATGGGTAGAAACCTTGAAATCAAACATGTTTGAAATGCCCTCAACTTGCAAAATCAAATTAGGGTTTGATGTAGCGACATTTGATTGCGTGTTGACGGTTTTTTTCACGCCAAGCGGCAACATTGATAAGCGGATTGCCATGTTTGGTCATGGTGGTTTCGACCTTTTCACCGGTCTTTTTGTTGGTGCGGTTTTGGGTATATGTGAAAGACGGTGTAGGGGCGAGTAATACAACACCGTTAGATATCCACTTCTCCAGCACCGAGTCGCTGATGCGGTTGGCTGCGGCGAAGTCTTGCTTAGACATGGTTGGTGAAGTTGCTAACGTGACAGCTTTGTTTACGGCATCGTTAACCACCTCGCTAATAGCGGGCATTAGAATTGCAGCGACATTGGCAATGAATTCTTTAGATTGCACTAAGTCAAATGCGTTCTGGCTATTTGCATTTTCAGTATGCATAACGCAGTATCTCCAGTTGGTAAGTGTGTTCTACGGTGTTACATGTGGTGTGTGCATACGGTAGATCACAATTGTGCTCATTTAAACTACTTTTGTGGTTGTTTCTGTATGTCTAACTTAGAGTCAAATGCTCAAGATGTAATTGAGAGATTGCTTTCGGCTTATGGTGTAACGACACAACGCGCCTTGGCTGAGTCTCTTGATGTGCCATCGAATAACGTAAGTGCGTGGTCTCAACGTAACAGCGTACCGGGTAGTGCAATCATCAAGTGTGTTCTTGATACAGGCGTAGACCTTCAATGGCTTGTGAATGGAAAACTTGCAAAAGCAAACCGTGAGCGGGGCGTAGAGCTGCCTTCTGGTGAGCGTCTTTTGAATGAAATCACCTCCAATGGAGGAAAAGCGGTGTTGCGCAGAATCTTGGATGCATACGGATTCTCGTTACAAAAACAGCTTTGTGAGTTACTCGGAATTTCATCAGGTACGGTTAGCACTTGGGTAAGAAGAAACTATTTTCCCGGTGACGTCGTAGTAGCGTGCGCATTAGAGACAGGTGTCGATCTTCACTGGCTGGCGACAGGAAAGGGCAGGCGGCATACAGACACGATTACGCAATCAACTAGCAATGCTATTCCGCGGAAAAATTTAGTAGCTGGCATCCTTCAAGATGCTGGTCTGTGGGAAATTAATCTCGACTTTATATCTCATAATCTTGCTGAACCGGTGTTTATATCGAGCAGCAATTCTGCGTGGGTAGTGGACATGAATGTTGGCGATATTAGTAATGGACGCTGGCTGCTAGGAATTGATGGTAAGTATGATGTTTATGACATTGCTCTTTTACCGGGAAGAAAAATTAGCGTCACTAATAAGGGCACAAATTTCACTTGTGGCGCTGAGGAAGTAAAAACTGCTGGAAAGGTAGTTTTAACGATGGATTATAATTTTTAATTTGGGATGAATCATGGATACGATTTTTGTAGTTTTAGGTTTTATTTTAGCTATCTGGTCTATACGCAGCATTTGTATTAAGCATCAAAGCATCGCCAAGAAAGTTGGAAAAAGTGTTTTTTCAGCGTGGTATTTCTTAACTGCTGCCGGTTTGGCAGTGCCGCCATCTAATTCAGTTCTGGTTTCTGCAATTATGATGTTGATTGGGGCATTTGTTGTCTGGTATTGCAACCGGAATTACAAAGCGCCTGCAAATCACAATGATGAACTGAGCGGTTACGCTGATGCGGCGAGAGAATTTGATCTACCCAGCAATAGGAAAGAATCAAGTAACTATCGCTCTGTTAATCATGCTAAAGACAAAGATGCAGAAATCAAAAACATTGCTTTTTCATATGTGAATAGTAAAGGTGAAAGCAGTTTCCGAGACGTTGATGTGAAGAGCTTTGATGGTGAGTACGTTGAGGGCTATTGTCATTTATCTCGTAAATTTAAAACTTTTAGACTCGACCGCATTGAAGGCGACATCATCATTCGTGATACAGGGGAAGCTATAGAGCCTTACGAGTGGGCTGAAGTGATGGAAGCAAGATAACCTACGGTGCAAGGAGCAATCGCATGTCAGATATACTTGATACATTTGTCAAAGTAATACTGCCAATTATTTTGGCTTTAGTGACGGTGCTTTCTTTTTTCAAAGAGTTTTTTTTAACTAAGAAACGTATTTTTGAGGAAAGAGAAAAGCTCAGTAAGATGTGTTACGATCTCTATAAAATAAATGATGATGAGGGACTAAAGAGGCTATCCATAGAGTATGGTTATGCTGCAATAACTAAAGAAAGCTTTTTGAGTCTGCAACAACGAAAAGCTTTAGTTCAAAGTGAAAATCCTACAAGAGATATTGAGCTATTTGTTAAGTGCCGGGGGCTTTTAGATATTGCCACTGAGCCATTATCATTTCTCTGGAAACAAAAACGATATGCAAGTGTGATCTATTTCAACTTGATAATAATAACGAGGTTGCTTTCATTTATCTTTGGTCTAGTAATTTTTATGACACCAATGTTATTGCTGGTGATACAGCCATCGCAAGTAGTTGCTAAATTCAATGAGATTCATGCAATAGGTAAAATAGGTTTAGTGATGTATGCATTTTTCATTGGCTTTTTCTTCGCATATGCGAATCTTGTTACAGCAGTGAGATTGATTGATGCAAAGAAAATGATTCAACGACATGCAACTCCATAATAATTCATCAAAAACATTATTTCTTATACTCACTTTATTAACCATTTAATTCAGAGGTGCCAATGAAATATTATTGGGTTACTCAAAACTTAAAATCACAAAAAAAAGAACTTAAAGATTCAATCTTGACTGCAAGACCAGCTAAAACAGAAAAGCACCACCGTAAAAATCTTAAGAATGTTGAATCCGGCGATGTGGTTTTTTTATGCTGCAAGGGGATTATAAACCACATTGCTATCGCCAGAAAAAATTCTGAAGAATCATCAGATGAGTCAGGAAAAAAATGGCAAGTTCAAATCAAAGTCTTTAGCTTATCCAAGCCGATTAACATTGAAAAAAACAAGAGTTATTTGCTAGAGCATAAAAGTGAAAAGTATTACCCTTTAAATGCTGATGGAATACCTAATCAAGGATATTGTTTTAATCTTGAGCCATTGATCGCATATTATCTCTTATCTAGAGCAGGAGTTTACGTTGATAAATCAAATGTCATTGAGTTAAATGTTGGAAGTGGTGTTAGAGTAAATGATTTAAAAGTTTTACTGAATGAGTTAAATCACGATGACATAAAATCAATTATTGATGATTTCAAACACATTAACTTTGAGTCGTTTAAATACGCAAATTCTGTTGAATATGATTTGTTGTACAATGGAACAACATACCCACCAAAAGTTATCTTCGGGTTTAGTGCTAAAAAAATCATCAATAGGCCGTTATTTTCAGATGAGTTCTCTGGTGGTAAAGGATCACCATGTTTTGACATTCTTGAAAAGAATGGATTCAAAATAATATTCAAAGATACGAATGCTGAGAAAATTGAAAGTTCTACAAAAAACGACATCGAAAAGATTGTTAGTGATGTAACTTTACCTGAAACATCGAAAGAACAATTGATTGAAGCGAGACTAGGGCAAGGGAAGTTTAGGCAGCAACTAATTCGTATGTACAGCAAGTGTATAATTACGGGTATTGATGTAGAACAGTTGCTTAGAGCTAGTCACATAAAACCGTGGAGCAAGTCTAATAATACCGAAAGATTAGACTGTTATAATGGTTTGTTGCTGTCAGCAAATATGGATACTCTATTTGATAAGTTATTAATAACATTTGAAGATAATGGACAGATTATCTTATCAAGAAAGTTGAAAAATACTGAAACAATGACGAGCCTTGGTCTAGATCAAAATCTGCAAATCACATTAGACCCTAAAAGTGCAGAGTACATGTGCTGGCATCGGAAGGCTTTCTTTGAGAAGGAAGCTTCTTAAAACAGCAGTTCAATACCAGAGCTAGAAACAGTTTGTTGAGTTGTAGCCAATAGATCGCCATGATTGGTTACAACTCATTGTTTTATATTGGTTATATTAGTATTGGGTCTTTTTTTAACTGGTTGTTATTGAAAGATAACTCAGGGGTTTCCCAGCATTTACCCGACATCTCACTCCGGACGGCACTCGCACTGGTTCTGAACAGGTAAATCCAGGCGTTAGCGGATAGTCAGTCAGCTACCTGACAGAACAGAAGCGTTATCCCTTTCCCTGATCCACTATTTTATAAAACAGTGGAACGATCGCTCGCCGGAAACGGTGTTTTAACCTGGCTTTTAACGGTCGTGATGACATAAGTTGATTCCAGATAACCTTTTTTTGCCGGGCAATCTCACTCATATCATTATTACCGTTTATTGTAGACTGGCTGGCTTCTTCAGAGAGTTGAACCGGATGCGGAATCACTGAAAAAACGCTTACAAAAGCGTGCTCTTCAAAAAGCGTCCACTTATCTGCAGTGATCCAAATAGGGTGCAGGTTTTTTAACAGAGATTGCGCGGCTTTGTGGTTAATTACGTAGGAGTGAGTGGTGGTGGCCTGCAGCGTTTTATGCAGAGTATGTTTATGGGTTAAATGAGAGACAGGCGATAATAAATAACTGTTTGCACGGCTAAAAAGGATCACTTCTGGTCTGTGGCTGGCGGGATTTATTTTTTCCAGTACGTCCCTGGCTTCGCGAGTGAAAATAATGTCATCTTCCAGAATCATTGCCGCTTCAATATTGCTGTCGACGATTTTCTGGTAAATTTTTTGATGACTTAATGCACACCCAATCTCTCCGGGTAAAAACGCATAATTAATGGTTGCGCTTGCGGCAGCTCGTTCATCGGCTGTCATGAGCGTGCCATCGACCGCTTCGACAAATTCATAATCAAGATTAAGTGCATCAAGCTGGGATGCAATTTTATTCCGTCTTTCAACCGATCTTTTTAAGTTTACAATAAAAATTTTCATTATCTGCCGGGCGCGATGTGCGTTTCCTCTGTATTCATGACCTGAATAATGCAGATATTATCATATAAATAATCTTGCTGAGTATATGGCCTCAGTTGGTAACAGGCTGCGTTCTGCAGGTTGTAAGCCGGATAAAACAGGATAAAAGTTTGCCTTATTGCTGACACAGGCTACGCTTAAAGGGTAACAGCTCAATGCGCCGCATCTAACGACGGACTGTTTGCTAATCAATGATGATCAACAGGCGCACCAATTCAGGGCTCTGCTTCGGCAGGGCCTTTCCTTTGCCCGCTGCTGCCCGCAAAGCGCGCGCAGCAGCGGGTAAAGCGCTCACTCCAGCAGATAAATACCTGCAACGAGTGTGCCTACAGAAATAATGTGCAGTAGCTCAGTCATGGTTAGCCCTCCCGGATATGTACAGACAAAGTCAAGGACGGATATCACACTTCGTCAAATTTAATCATGCCGGGTGATTATTCTGAAACAGCATTATCGCCCTGCGTTTTGTCTGAATTCAGCGTGACGGCGGTGACGCTGACAGACCGCTAACTGATTAAGTTCAGAGAATAAAGTGGTTTACCTGCCGCACTAACTTCAGGTTGGGCTGTCTCAGTTACAGATGTTTTAGTCCGTATCGATCTTAAAAACACAGCAAAACTCTTTTTTTGTACTATATTGTTATAGCAAAGGGTGAGTTTTGTAAAAAAGAGTCATGCTGTACCCTTAACAATAAACAGACAGGCCGCGAAAGGCCGTTTTAAACCAAAGGATATAAAAATTATTTCAGTTTCAATTTCTATGCGTTGCCCTCACTGTCTGGGCTCGCAGTATCGCAAATCCGCATTTGACGTTTCTGAGAAGAATCCGGCGGGTGCTAAGTGCATATTCTGTAAAACAGCGATGGTTGCTCTTAACCCTGCGGCGATGAATACGTTAGCTAAGCTTAAAATGAATAACGATATGCTTCACAGATAACCGATCTCTGCCACGCAAAAGGCCACCTCAGGGTGGCCTTTTTACTTGTTGCTGACGACAGCATCTACCCCGATGGCTACAGAATAATCCAGCGCCTGGCAGGCGCTCAGGCTTCAGGCTGGCCTGCCGGGCCTTTACTCATCGGCCCGCCGGGCACCGGATGCTCCATCGGCGGAGCAGGGCGGCCATCCGGCCCCAGCGGGCGTTCCGGCTGCTGACAACCGGCCAGCATCAGCAGGCTGGCAGAGATAATTAATCCACTAAAAAATAGCTTCATCAGAGACTCCTTGATTAACAGGCAACCCGGCGTTGCACATTAACCCTAGCTGATAAATCTGTGCGCTGACGGCAGCGGCTGGCTTAATTTTATCGTCCTGATTAAAACAGCTGTAAGGCCAGATTTTTATCTCAGACGTCGCCATTCATGGCGTCATTGCTTCTGTTGCCTATACTTAGGTTCTTGATGACAGGAGGCGAACATGTTCAAACATAACAGTAATGAAGAGCGTAAACATGAGGGCGATGTAGCCAAAGGATTGCCTGAAGCGGCCCCCTCTGCCGGAAATGCGTATGAAGAGGATGACCATCCGGTTCAGGACGCGCCGGATGAGCATGGCGAAATTCCCCGTACGCGTGACAGCAGTGAAGATGAAAAGAAAGATCCCTGGGAAGATAAAGGGAAATAA